AAATGTACCTGCCGTATCCATTATTATTAGACTTATAGTAGGAATCTTATCATTACAATTAATTTCTAAACGCCTAACGTCTGTTTCTGAAAATGATTTACCGTTAATTACTATCATTGGAACCGGGCCACCAATCTCATGACTGTGTTTAGTTCCATCTGGTTCATCCTCGCCTGCTGCGTCAAACTTTATAACATCAAGTTCCAACGAATGCTCTATTACATTTAAAATATGGTTATTTAACGGCATGCCCTCTTAGTTTTTAGTATGTAGGTTTGTTGATGATCTTCTTTTTAACTAGAATATCGACAAAATCTCTAAAGTCCATTCCTACCTTAGCTCCTTTAACGTCTTTATCACCTTCAACGAATACGCCACCATCAAAATAGTAACTCTTTCCATTATCAGCTGCTACTCCAATTAAAGTACCTAGCATAAACTCTCCAGGAACTCTTACTTTAGAACCATGTAACGCCTTTACAGCATCTTTATTCCAACCACTTAAATACATCACTTCTCCAACTGTACTTTTACCGGCGACATTTCCACCAGCTGCCTGTAGTGCTTCACCCTCTGGTGTATCTCTTTCAGCATAGAGTACTGCTATAATTTCGTTAGCTAGATCCTGGTCTCTACCGACCTTTAGAGCTTCATTGATAAATTGCTCATATAATTGTACTTGTTTCATTGTATTTGTATTTTATTATTTGTTTTAATTATGTGTTTTGATTAACATACTTGATAAAGTCATCTGCTGTCTTACAAGGATCTTCTGATTCATCAGAACCTGGAGTATTTTGATATTCAATACCACATTCCTGATCTTCTGCATTCCACCAGAACATATAACCGTATGAACTTACGTCTTCGTCTTCTACATAATCTTTTACATAGACCTCTACGTCAGAAACTTCTGTATCGTCAAAATAATTTGCTACTTTTTTAATTTCTTTTTTGATGTTAACCGCTTCGTTTACAAATTGTTCATCTATATCGTACTCTTCTTCTTCCCAGTCGTCAGCCCATGTGCGTTTATCCCGGTAAGGATTAGCTCCTCTTGACATCATAATATTAAAGATGTCTATTCTCGCTTTTTTATAATCAGTATCTTTATATCCGTCAAGTTCTTCTTTATCTGCAACTTCTTTACCCATGGCTATGAAGAACAATTTGTATAATTCATCATTATCCATTTTATGACTAAATGTATATGGGTTTTTCCTAGATTTTTTTACACTAAGTTTAATTGGTTTATCAAATTTTCCTTCTTTAATAAATTGTTCAAATAATTGTATGCGTTTCATAATTTTTATTTCTATTTAAATTTTAATTTCTCCGTTACTAACTTCGATGTTAGTTTCTCCAGTTTTTAATATATTTGGAGGCAATATTTCTTTGTTGTATTTCATTGTTAAATACTTGATTCTATTTGCATCTTTAACTGGAAGCCTCTTAGTATTTATGAATTGATCTCTTATTGGATTTTTTTCATCTTTATTTAATGTCAATTTCCATTTCTTTTTACCAAAATCCCTAGGAGGAATGTATAATAAGTCTCCTTCTATTATTGAAAAAGGATTAGAGATTCCATTGAACTTTAAAATAATATCCACATAATCATGTGTACCATACTCTGAAAGTGATATTAAGTCTATTCTACCCGTTTCATCAGAAGTTACTTCATGTGTAGACTGCGGCTGGACTGTATCTGAAAAAAGCAGAGTAGGATTACTCATTGATAATTTATTATCTAATACTTTCTTTTTATCTATTGAATATATCTTCATTATTAACCGTTAGCTATTTTTCTAAATTCAGAATTAAGAGACTTTCTTTTGTCTTTACCACCGTATGCAGTTTCGATATATACTTTATTGACATCAACTCCGTCCTTGGGTTGAAGATAAAATCTACCTCTACCCATATTAAACATAGATTCTATATCCAATTTATCTCTAGCTCTACCAGGTTTTAATGTTATTTCGACTATCATTCTTTCAGGAAAATCCTGAACTCCCATACCACCTTCGAAGGTTACGTTAGTTTCTCTACATGTTAAATTACCTACCATCATTACAGGATTTAAAGGATTTCCAACAGTTAAGTGCCATGAACCCGTAGGATCTCCTGTTAATAGAGAAGCGGCAGCCTGTCCTCCTTGTGGAGAATTAAACATTTTCATTAGAGTTCCACCTAATATATTATTTAAGAATTTAGAATCTTTTCCATCTGCTAATCCCTTTATATCACTAACAACACCACTGAACATATCTCCTAGTCCTGATGCAACACTTTTTATAAACCCACTGTAATTACCTGCTTTAATCATTGAGAGATCTCCTAGTGGTTTTCCAGTAGAACCATCTCCGACATATCGTACTGCTCCTCCCCAGAATGGTGCTTGACTTGAAGTCAATACCATTATATTAGCGAGTTGATCTAGCATCAATATTTTAGGGTTAGCTCCACTAAATGATCTTAACTCATATTCAAATTTAAGTTTAAATTCTTGATTAAACGTTAAACCTTGATCTCTAAAGGCTACATTTTTAATAACGTTCACGGGTCCAAATACATGGTTAGGATATGTATCACTATATGCATCATAACCTCCACCTCCATTTGCTCTTCTTTGAGCAGTTGCTCCATCTACACCTGCACTTGCATTCGCAGCTGCAGTACCTATTACACTTGAATCTAGAAACTGACCGAACGCTCCTCTTCTATCTTTATTCTGAGATTTCTGGGTCTGTACACTGGCGGTTTCATCTTTCCAATTATATCCATGGCTCCAATTAAGTATAGAGTTCATATTATTACCTGTAACCTCACTCATCCATGTAACTGCTCTCGCAATGTCAGGCTGATCGACTGGTGTCGGATTTCCTGCTTTATCAACATCCATCGGTGCTATAATATCATCCATTATAGGGTATGGAAATCTTCTAAGAGTTAATAAATAATTATTAGGTATTTTACCATTATATCTACACATTGCAAAATCAGCGTAATTATACATATAACCATATCCGGATCCGCCGGCTGCAGCTGCTTTTGTAACTTCTATTATTTTAGAAACAGAAGGATTGTCTAGTGTCTTTGGATCTATTTTATTATATTCTTGTAAATCTACACCAGTTGCCTTTGCGGATCCACCTGGGGTAAAAAAACTACCTCTAAAATTAACTAAAGAATATTTGTTGAATACAGAATACGGCTTTAAACCATCTGTTATTGCAGCTGAAGCTACACCTTCTTGTGGTTTTCCAGCATCGTCTTTTTTATAGTAAATGACAGAATCCGCCGTTTGTGTATAATACTTATCGGCTTCCGAATTAATAGTAGGACTGACGTTACTTAAAGGCTGTCCAGTTTTCATGGCAGCATTCTTTGCATTTGGGTCTGAAAATTGACCTCTTAGTATATCCTGAGGATCTACACTTCCTGCACCGTGTCCATCTGGGCTTGATAGATTAAAGAAGTTATCTACTTTATCTCCAACCCCTGAAACTGATGATTTTAAACTGGAAGCGGTTCCCGCTGATACTAATCCAAATAATGGCATATTGTAATATTATGTTTTTACTAGGTTTTATATATTCACAATTCTATGTCATCCAGATCGTCTGACTGTGGTCTATATAAAAGCTTATCATAATATTTATCCGTCTTTGGTTCTCTATCTCCTAAAAACTTCTTGAGGTGGGCAGCATATACTCCCCTTGATTGATAATAATATTTGCCAGAAGAATATACACTCCTGCTTGAGAGTTCAAATATGTCTTTAAAATTCTTTTCTATTAAGAAATCTTGTATATTATTAAATAGATCTATTACCTCTGTCTTGGTTTTAACACACATTACAGAATCAACCGAGATCATATAAGATTCCCATTTAGAATCTATTTGATTCTGAAAATCTTTCATAGATTTATAGTTCTTTCTAGTAAGACCGAATGTTGTAGTTCTATTATTAAAGTCCTTTGAAAACTTCATACCGAAGAGATATCGTTTTAAGAAATCTATGTTATCATGGAACTTAGTAATTCTTATTTGATATCTTGGCATATCCTCATCAAACTTTACGTCATGAATTACTGCATAAACAGGGAATACGATGTGAGAATATCTAGTGTTGGATACGAGGGCGTGAATTCTTTCACCCTTTGAAAATAACTTATGTCTTATCATTATAGATCAATTATCTTGACGCTTTCAAATCTTTTAAGAACGCCTTTAGGATAATCATCTCTATTAATGACTGTTAAGTTTAGTGATGCATCAGGTTCTATTGTTTCTTGTAAAAATAATTTAAAGTTGTCAATAGTTTCTGCATCTAAATTTTTAAATAAGTAAATGATTTTTTCTAAGTCGGCATTCTTATTTAGAACATTGATGAAAGAATCTCTTATTGCAAGACCAATTACAGAGCGATGTGGTTCAGTGTCATAGGGATCTGATTTAACTAGCTTGTTTCTAATGCTATAAAAATCTATCACTGTTTCTCCTGGGTTGTTTCTACAGAATTTATTAAATTCCTTTCTACTGTTACACCATACACATTCTATTGTAATTTCGGTCGTTGTTGTCATCTTATCAATTTCTCCAACTCTTTAATTTTAGTTTGTAAAGTTTGGATTTTATGTTTTGTTTCGATGGTAGAGGGACTGTAATTAGTTCCCCATTCAGTGACCACCTTTATTTGATTAGATTGTTTTGAATTACCAAAGTCTAATCCGACATCAATGCAGATATCTTTGATAAAATTTAATCTATCATCGATACCTTTATCAAAATCATAGACAATAACTGACTCGTATTTCTCACCAGCCGCATTGATGTTATCATCTGTTACGGTTTTAATTACACCGTTATCTGCTATCTTAAGAGTTATCTCCTGCATTTAATCTTTCTTCTAGGGATTCTTGAACTTTTCTGTATATTTTCCTAGCCGCTTTTCTATCAGCTCTATAAGTTTCTTTATCTTTGATCGTAGTCATCGCGAAAGCTTCTTCTAATAAATCAATCTCTTCCTTGTTATAACCGACTTCAGTCCATGTTTCTTTTAACGATTCTAGCTTAGCTCCTAGTTGAGCTTCTATTTGATCATTGACTCTATTTGTATTAGCTTCATGAAATTGCTTTCCTTCTTCTTGTTTTAAAGAATACCATGCTATTCCTTTTTCAGAGAATCTTCCCCATTCGTTTTTAGCTTTTAATAATCCAGCTTGTTTATAGGTGTCTCTTCTGTATTTTCTTGCTTGACTCATATTTTATAATAATTAGTTACAAATTCAGTTATTTGTTCGTTTAAAAATTCTTGTAGGTTATTTATCTCTATTTGAGAAACAGCTGATTTAGAGATCTCTTCTAAGATTTGTTCCTTTTCTTCTTCAGAGTTTTCAACTAACATGTTAAATATTTCTTTCTTAGGAAGATTAATTCCTACACTTAATTGAAATGATTCAACGTTCTTAGCAGATAACGTTTTAATTAATTGACCGAGTGGAGAATTAGTTTCTTTAACTTCTACTTTCTTTTCAATTTCTTTAATAGGAGCTTCCTTCGCTTTAGGTTTCTTATTTCCAATAAGCTCAGCTCCAGGAAAAGGTAATCCCTCGGCGGTTACTATTTCTAAAAACTCAGGTAATACCTTGTTGAATATTTTAGATCCATCTTTGAAGTGAGTAAATTCAGAATCTTTAGATTCTACCTCAACCACTTTACCAAAATTATCTCCCTTTTTCCACTGATATTTTACAATATCTTTTTTTTCAGTTGTTTGCATGATTTAACCTATTTTATTATTATACACCTAAACTTAGAAAAGTTTAAGCTGCGGTATAATATAGAAGGTATTATGTTCTCCTTCTCTGTAGTATTTCATAAAGTCCTCTATAAAGGCATGAGATGCCGAGGGTCCTACGGTTGCGTCAGCCTTTTGAATATATCTTCTGTATAATTCGTGGCTTCCATTCTCTTTTAGAAAGTCTTCTAAGTGTTTTAATTCCGGTAAGAATATTTTATTAATGCTCATTCCATACGATTACTTGTTCAACAATAATTCCTGCCTTTTTTAATAAAGAAATCCCTGACAAATCCCTATACCCTTCACAGTAGAATACTTTTTCTACGCCGGCTTGTATAATTAACTTAGCACATTCAAAGCACGGAGAAGTAGTAGTATATAGGATCGATCCTTTCGAAGTAAGTGTAGATTTTGAAATCTTCATTAGTGCATTTGATTCTGCGTGTAAGACTTCTTGTTTAGTAACTTGTTTAGAACAACAAGTATCTTCACATTCATATCCTTTTTCTATTAGAATTTCTCTGTGGTCAGGATTATCTATATTTCTAGTTTGAGTTTCTTCGCATTGATTATCAAAACCGTGTGGAGTTCCATTATATCCAAATGAAACAATCTGCTCGTCTTTAACTACTATACAACCAACTTTCCTTCTCTCAGCATAACTAAGTTTAGAAATTTGATATGCTATTTGCATGTATATTACGTCTACTGAAATTCTTGGCATATTACTTTATAAATAAAAAGGGTCCATGTATTATACATGAACCCTTTAAAAAGTTTATATTGTTAATTTAATATTAAGCTTCTGGAGTTTCCTCGCCAACAGCTGAATCAGATTCTTTCATCTCATTCACTTTCTTAGAATATGCTTCGATCATTTCATTACATGCAGCTTCATAAGCTTCAACTGAATAATCTTCTTTCATTTCTTTAAGAGATTGTGCAGCTAACGCTCCAACTAATGCAGCATTTTCTTTCATATAAGTCTCAACGGTATGCTCGTCATGCGCATCATCTTCCCATGCTTTAGCTTCATTTTTACATGATTCGTAAACTTCCTTTAATAAGTCAGCAACCAATGCAGCTTCTACTTCTTCTTCTTCAACCTCTTCAGTTTCTTCAACCTCTTCAGTTTCTTCAACCTCTTCAGTTTCTTCAGCTTCAGAAATTTCTTCATCTCCAGCATCGTCAACTGTGTCTTCTAGTTCAGCTTCTAATTCGTCTGATTTATCTTCAACAGCGTCAATATTACTATCAACTACTTCAGTTTCATCTTTTAAATCTTCAGCAGGTAAACCAGCTTCTTCTCCAGTCGATTCTTCAACTGTGTTTTTATCTTCAGTAGATTCTTCTACAGCATCACCGTTTCCTTGAACTTCTTCCGCTTTTTCTTCAGATTGTTCAACTGGCTCAGCTGTTGCAACTACATCTTGTTGCACCTCCTCAGTTCTATCCATCTCAGATAAAAACTGTTCAAATGATTTTAATTTTGCCATAATTTTTTATTTTATTTGTTTTATTGTATTAATTACTATCTATATATCCCTTTTTATAGGGTATTAATCTTATTTTGTTTCATCCAGGCTTCTAGCTCGTTAACTGCTCTATCGAATACCTTGTTTCTATCAATTTTTAATTCAAATGAATTAAAGTAATTTTTCATCATATAATACGCAGGTTCGATACTTTCATCATTAGCAACCAGATCTTCTACATGTTTAGAAACTTCATACGCATAATACGCAGATTTTTCAGCCATAGGGTTTGTCATTGCCTGATAGAATTGTCCACCATAGAATTTACCTACTATGTCTCCGAATTTTTCTTTCATTTCTATCCATGAAATTCCTTCTAATCCAATCCATAATTTGGCTTGAACAGATTTCGTATCTTTTCTAATAAAACCGGCCTTAGCCATTTCTTTAGATATATCCTTAATTTTCTTAGGAATTGGTAATTTACCAAACTCTTTTTCCCATGTAGAAATTTCTTTGTCGTTTACAAAGGATTCAAATAGCTTTATATGTTTCATTTTCTAGTTATTTGTATTTTCAAAGAAGAAGTACCTTGTATAATTCTATGATACTCTCCTGCATTTACTTCTATATATCCTTCTAGATTTACAGGAAGCTTATTATCATATTGGAACTTCCAATCATTTTCGTTTAAGGCTTCTATAATTCTATCTTCCTCATCGAAGTGCCATTTAAAAAGATGTTCTGGTTGATTTGGTAGGAATTCTCTAATGATTACGTTTTCTGATATAATTGTTTCAGTAAAAGGAAGTGTTTGATCATCGACCATGGAAATCATTTCATCCATTGACATTTTACCACATCCACAACTTTTACATTTACAATCTTTATTTACCATGGTTGGTCGCTTTTTATCCCTATTTGTTTTCCAAAAAGAGTAGGTCCGTAACAAGCCCAAAATCCTGCTTTAGTAGGATCCATCTTCTCCATTTTATCACAACCATGTCTTGCCCAGAAATTTGCAGCTCTTCCTGGATCATCATTCTTAATAGTAGAAGATGGATCTCCCCATTCTAATTTCTTAGCGATGATGTTTCCTTCTTTATCAGTTCTTCCACTATTTCTAAATACTATGAACTTCTTATTGCCACCTCGTTCAGGTGAATCTAGTTTTACATTCTTTTGATTTCCTCCTCTTGGCTTATATACTGCTTTAGTTCCTACTTCTAGGTTCTTAGCCATCCATCCGGATGGACCCTTTAAAATAATATTGTTTTTATCCCAATATTGTTTTACTTCTTCAAACAATTTAGAGTATGCATCACTTCCTAAACGAAAGAATGAATTAGTAAGATCTAATCCTTCTTCAACATGAGCCTTTAATTCTGGAGAAACTCCATTCCAATCTTCAAATGTTTTAATAAACTTCATAACTTATATATCTATGATAGAACGAGTTCCTTTAAAAACTCTTTCTTGTATCTTTGAAGAGCAAGTTCTTTCGCCTTTGCTTCTAGTTCAATATCTAGATCCATGCCATACGTTTCAATATGGTCATATACATAATCAGCATGAGCACGTTTGTTGCCCTGTGTAGCATCTTCGTGTATTTGTTTACATGAAGAATAGTGGCATAGTTGGCGAATTCCTGTAGGCCATGATTTAGCAGCAAGTTCTAGAGCTTCTTTTTCTGGCATTGGATCTTCGTAACACCAGTGGTGGTGATAATCGAACGTAATAGGCGTCTTCTGTGTAAGAAGATGTATGTCATATAAATCCTGTACAGAATATTGTGCTGTTTTGTCATCGTTTTCGATAACTAGACGATTCGCTGCACTTGGAGTAAGTCGCTTGAAATTTTCAGCAAACCTTTTCTTAGTAGCTTCTTTATCGTCGTAAGTTCCGCCAATGTGAATATTGATAGCAGCATAAGGAGTTTGTGGTAAATCTAGCATATCCATTATTTCGCCGTGTTGTCGTAAATCTTTAATAGCTTTGATAACTACCTTTTCATTCGGAGAAGCAAGAACATTGAAAGGACCCGGATGGAATGTCAATCGTTGCCCATATTGCTTAGCGAGTTTACCTGCACCTTTCATTAGATTACACACTTTGTCATAATCAGGAAGTTCAGATAATTCGTATTCCGACATCCATGGAAATAGATTACTTGACATACGATACATTGTTATGTCGTTCTTGTAATTCCACTTGATAATTTCTATCATGTCCTTGATATTTAACACTGCAAGTTCTGATGCGTATTTAATACCTTTTTCCATGAAGGTTCTTTTAATCATTTTTCTACCAACATATATGTTCGATTCTTTTTTAAGAGTCATGTTGATACAACAATACCCGTAGTCTGCTGCCATATATTTTATATTAAGAGTTTGTATTAAGTTTCTTTTTTACTTCTTTGACCGCTCGTTCGGCCATACATGCTTCTTCTAACGTAAATACATCGAAATCCATAAAAAGTAATCGGTCTTCCGTCTGAACAAACAGATTGTCACCAATTACTTCATATCCATTTTGTCTGTATACTACACTGTCTTCTATTCGTACGACATGAGTCGTGCCTTCGATTCTAGCAATGCGTTCGTACATTGAAATCATTAGTCCCATTGCTTTTCAAATTCGTACCAATGATCTGTTTCTGCACAACACTTAAGTCCGTCGACAATAAGCATATCAATTTCAGAAGCGGAGAGAGTGTCGAACCATGCGCTAATGATACCTTCTAAAAGAGGAAGAGTTTCCTCAGATGTCATTGAATTGCGACCCATGTTAGAATAAATGTATTCTTCCTGTGCTTGTCTAACAATTGCTCCACCAATTCTAATTGCTACATCACTGTTATCGTTAAATCGCCTTCCTGAAAAGTATTCGCCAACTCCGAACTTTTCGAAAATATCCTTTTCTGGATGTCTCATTTTAAAGATTCCAATTTGAGTAGTGAGATGTGGGATAATAGATTTTGCAGGTTCGTACCAACTAATTCCGTTTGCTTTGATTGATTCTAAGTTCATGTGTTTGTTTTAATTATTAATTACTATACTAATATAAGCAAAATACTTGAGATAAAAAAACATTTTACTGTTTATTTTTAATCTTCTTTATTTTTATGCTTATTTTTTCTTCGATACTTTTTCTTGTTTCTCACAGGAGTAGGCATACGAAGGGCATCAAGCCACTCTTGCAATGTTAAATTTACTTCTTTTAATTTCTTACCCTTGTTTTCCATTACCTTTCTAAGATTACAAAATCTCCAAACGCTTCGTCAAATACTTTAATAAGATTTTCATAGTCTCCTCCTGTCATTTGAGAATAAAGAGTTTCCCAATCCTTTCCAAGATCTTTTGAAAAACTTTTTGCGTAGGCTAATAGCATGAAGGCATTTCCTTCAGGACCTGTTAAGTCGATTATTACAGGATTTGATTGATGTTTGTGAAGTTTCTTTCTGATCATTATTATTGCTTGATTGATTACTATACTAATATAAGCAAAAAATCTGAGATAAAAAAACTTTTAGCTGTTTATTTTCAAAAAACTTTTGGTTATAGCCAGAAGTTATTACAAAAACTTATGAATATATATTATATGTTAGGTATATCTGTTATAATGCCATCATATCTAAACGCGTATGATGGAAGTAGAATTGAATCCGATATTAAGTTTATCAGAGCTGTCGAATCATTTCGTGCACAAACCCTTGAGTATAAAGAACTTATAATTGTATCAGATGGATGTGATATTACAAATAAGATATATGAAGATAACTGGAAAACGGATCCAGTTATTCATCTAATTAAATGTGAGAAATCATTAGCACCATGGCCTGGAAAACTTAGAGAAGTTGGAAGAGCGTTTGCTAAATATAATTGGATAAGTTATTTAGATACAGATGATTATATCTTAAAGGTGCATTTACATAAAATAGAACAAGCTATTTTAAAAAAGAAGCACAATACTACAGTTTTATTAAACTCACACTATGCAATGCCAATGGTCGAAGAACCTAATAATTTAATGTTAGCTTATTGTGGAATGACAAGGGAAGAGTATAATAAAACTACTGAAACTTGTACGATATATGAATCGCTGAATATTAGGGTTGCATTAGCGAAAGCAATGGGACATAATGGTACTTATCAATTAGTACATCATAAAGACGTGCCACATAGATGGGAGAATTCACAAACTATAGGAGAAGATAAAGACCTTATAAATCGTATGAAATCTACAGAACAATGGGAAGAATTTAAAGGGCTTTATCTTATATGCCATCTAAATAATCCACATGGAAATGTGTGGGAAATCTAATCTATTCTAAAACCGCTGGGTAAGTTTACCTAAAGGATATTCATTGTCTTCGGATTCCATTTTCTCAGGATGCCATTGAACAGCCCATATCATTTTATCTAAGTCTTCAAATCCTTCAACTACGTCGTATATGGGATATGAAAGATGTGTAGCTTTGAAGTTTTCAGCTAGAGTATTACAATGTTGGTGGTGTCTTGAATTAACACTAGTTAATGTACCATTCAAGTCTTCAACTGTGTGCAATTGAGATGGCTTCCCACTATGATCAATGTCTTCTGAAAAGTCAGCTGCTTTATGATCTTCTACTATTGCATCAGATAAATCTTCTACCTTTCCTCCAAAATAATGATTTAGGATTTGCATTCCTCTACATATTCCTAATATTCTATTATTAGAATCTAGAGCCTGCTTAATCCATACGAATTCCCTAGCGTCTCTTTCTTCGTCCTTTCCAATGTCTGCTCCTCCACATAGTAGTAAAGGTCCTTTGACTTTGCGTCTAAGATCTAGCCATATTATTTCGTGATTGTAATGAGAAAGCCAGAGTCGAATTGACTCCTTTTCTTTAATTCCTCTCGGTGGTGCTACGTAAATAGTCATAGTAAAAAACCCGATAAGTTCGGGTTATTTTTAAAGAGCTACGATTTAAACGTAGAGTTTACTAAATCAAGAATTTTCTTATCTTTATAAGAAGCTTTAAAATGCTTTACTAATTCTTTTTTAGCTTTCTTTTTATCAGAAGATGATAAATTATTAAACCTATCAACGATAGAGTTGTTATTACTTTGAGCAGCTTTATATTGTCCTCCATCATCGATATATTGATAATAGAAATCATAAGATTTAAAATATTTTAAGAATAAATCTAGATCAGATAAGATTTCTTTCTCTAATTGATTTTTTAACTTTCTATAAATAATCTTCTTTTTGTTGTAGTAATATTCCCATCCTTCATTTTCTTGCATTCTCCATCCACTCACCTTATACATGTGGATTGTATCTTTAGAAGATAATTTGATTTCAAATTTAATACCCTTGTCAGTTGAAAGATCTTCAATGCTTTTAAGCATATCTTCCTTAGGTAATAATCTTGCCATAATCCATTCAACTTCCTGTTTCATTTCGTCAGGAGAACCCCAGTTCTTTTTGAAATCGTTATACGCGTAATACTTTTCGAATGTTATTAGATGTTTCATACTCTATATATCTATCCTACGAATCCAGGATCTCCAGCTCTTCTATCCCATCCAATGTGTTTAACGTATCCATCATTATCATCCACTGATAAACTAACAACTATAAAACCATGATCTCTATACCAGTGATCTACGAGATGTTCTCTAACCATTCCCGTGTACCCGTTATTTAATAGTCTATAGTCACTAATTCGTTTTAGGCCTGGATTCCAGCTAAATCCCATATAATCCCTGACTATCATAGGCGTACCGTCCTCGTTCACGTCTCCTGTCGAAAAACTAGCAGGAAGAACAGCTCTAACTTTCATTCCATTTAATTCAAATACTCTTTCAGATATTTTATTTAAAATCCTATCGTTCTTTGGGCGTATCCATGCTTGTAATATTTTTTCACTGGCAGAGAGAATTCTAATAGAATCTTCGATAAATCCGCGCTTATAGAATTCCCAATCTTCTTCACAATGAAAAACGTATTTAGTAGTTACAGTAGAGTATGCTTTATCTATTGACTTAGACTGTCCTAGTTTATTTTCATTAAACATAAACTCTAAAGAGTTATTATACTTCTTATTAAGCTCATTACATGCATCAAATACTTCTTCCTGTGCAGAGTCCTCTGTTATAATAAATCTTTCAATTGGATACGTGTTGAATTTAAAAAAAGAGTCTAGTGTTTTTTCTAAAAGATCAACTCTTCCACATGAGGTAAGAACAACTGTAACTGAATTTATTTCCATAGTATTTGTATCGATATTAAAATAAGGGTTAATAATAGAGACACTCCGGTCTTCGCTGTGATACCTTCATTCATAAAGTAATAAGTCATTGCAGTAAATATAAGAATACCACTAGCAAAACCTATGAATCTTCCAGGCCAAAGTAAACCATCAAAGTGTTCAACAACCATTTGTGTTGCTCTAATTAAAATGTAACTAATAATAGAACCCATTCCAATGGCAACTGGCCATGGGTTTTTCTTAAACCAGGGCCATACGAATTGACCGTTAGTTTGAATCCAAATAAGTCCTTGCCCTAAGAGAAATAATAAAAAGCCGTAAAAAAGTTTCATTAGAATAATGAATTAGTAGTAGTTAATAGATGTGATATAAAAGAAGGCCTGTGTACATCACTAGATCCCATTTCCTTTATTGCAGTTATATGTTGTTTTGTTCCATATCCTTTATTGGAATTCCATCCATATCCTGGAGTTTCTTCATCTAATTCTTTCATCAGCATATCTCTACTTGTTTTAGCAAGTATAGATGCAGCGGCGATAGAACTATATTTATTATCTCCACCTATTACGGTTTTAAAAGGTATTCCTTCATATCCGTGAAATTGATCTCCATCTACTAATATAAAATTAAATGAATTGTCAATAGTGTTTAGACATTCTTTCATTCCTAAAAGAGTAGCCTTTAATATGTTAGTGGATTCTATTGTTTCAATATCTATATGCTGAACACTATACGCAATTGCGTTATCTAACACTATTTCTCTCGCTTCTTTTCTTTGAGATTCATTTAGTAATTTAGAATCTTTTATTAAAGGGTGATTAAATCCATGTGGCATAATAACAGCAGATACAGTGACTGGACCTGCTAAGGCACCTCGGCCTGCTTCGTCTATTCCAACTTCGACGATATTTCTATCGTCATTATAACTTCCTTTAAGTAAGATGTGTTTTGCTTTCTCCATATTAAGTTTTATAGGAGTTATACACACATTTGGTGAAATGTTTATTTAGGCTCGTGGTTTTCCTTCCACTTGTCATATCTCTTTACGACTTCTTGAAGGATCTTTGCTCTAACAATATCTTTTTCAGTAAATTCATGCACACCTATTCCTTTAATACCTGTCATTAATTCAGTAAACGAAGGTAAACCAACATTGGCTTTAGATATATCATGTTGACTAACGTCCCCGGTTACTATAACCTTAGAGTCTTTACCCATTCTAGTTACAAATAACATTAGTTGTTTAAATGTAGCGTTCTGTGCTTCATCTAATACCATTAATGATCCGTCGAAAGTGTCACCTCTCATATAAGCCATTGGCCTAAATACGATAACTTCTTTTTCGACAAGAGTTTGTGCTATTTCAGCTCCTACTATTTTTGTAATGTTCGATATGTATGATTGCATAAATGGATCTATCTTGTCTGCGATATCTCCTGGTAAAAATCCTAACTTTTCACCTGCTTCCTGGATGGGTTTACATAATACTATTTGTGAAATCTCTTTTCTAGCTAAGAGGAGAAGTGCAGTATAACATGCTGTAAATGTTTTGGATGTTCCAGCTGGACCTGTGCAAAACGTTATCTCATTCTCTAGTATTGTGTTTGTATATTTCTTTTGGGATTGTCTTAATTGTACTCCTTTTAATTCTGCTTCTTTTATTCCGTATCTTCTTCTTCTAGGTCCTTCCGAACTAGATGAAGATTTATTGTTTGAATTGTTTCTGCTCATTGAGTTTAATTTTTTTAGTCTCCTGCCATTATTACCGTTTTTTTAAGCTGTAATAGTGTATCACATTTTTCATACTCCTCAAGTTCTTCAAAATATTCTATAATAATATCTATGAACTTGCTTCTTTGTCCTTCGCCATGAGGGATTTCTATCGTATTCTTGCCTTCGCTGAATACAACAAATCTATTAATGGTTTTAGTAAAATTTCTTGTGATAGTATAATAGCTTGATCTCATCAATGCATCTTTATCATCACTAAAAGATTCCTTCATTACAAAGTATGTTTTTTTATATCGAGATATTAATAATCTCAATTTATATATTTAATTCCGCTAAAGTCTAGGGTAAAATGAAGTAAAAAAATATCTTATTATATTTTTACTTGTCCTTATTTTCGGCTTCTGATTTCTTTTGAAGATATATTGCCTTTTGGAACTTAAGTCTCTTTAATGCAGAGGGTTTAGTATATTGTTTCTCATCTCTAACCTTTTTCATTTGCTTGGTTTTAATGGTTTTACGTTTATACTGTTTTAAAGCCTTTTCTATATTTCCCTTATCTACATTAATTATTAACATATATTCCTGATAATTTTTTTAAGTTCATGGCATCTTTCGTATTCTTCTTGTTCTACGAAATATTTGATAACCGTTTCTAATGCTGCAATTTTCTCTTCTTTAGGAGTATTATTGTTTAATGCTCCCATTTCATTTTCAATTATAGCCTTATAAATTAAGTCCATCATGATCTCTTTGGATGATGATTTTAATTTTTCAATAAACGCGATTGATTCTACGCTGTTGTTAACTTCAAATTCTTGGTTTTCTCTATTTTCTGAATTATCCCATTCGTCGAAATCTGGTAAATCATTCATTGTCTATCTTTTTAATTTTTTTTATTAAGTCTATTTGTGAATCCTTTAGTGGTGGATTAAATGCATTTAACTTCACCATAAGGTTACCAAAAGTATTCATACTATATATCGGAAAACCCTTGCCACTTATTCTTAGTATCTTATTATTTTGTGAGTTTGGAGGAACATTTACCTTTAATTTATAAAAGGGTGTATTTACTTCTATTTCTGTTCCTAGAATCATGTCATAAAAGGGAACGTTTGCATCTACGTAAATATCGCTTCCGTTTAATATAATCCTATCATCGTATTTTAAATTAATTACAATGATTAAATCTCCGTTAGGTGCAGATGAATTAGCCGGATGAGGTTGACCTTTTCCACTAATCTTTAACTTCATACCTTCATAAACTCCTTTAGGTATATTAACATTTAACTTTTTAGAACCTAGGTCTACTCTCCTTTGAGTTCCATGATAAGATTCTTCTAGGGTTATTGTCATTCTAACAGTGACATCCATTCCCTTTGAAGAGGAACCAAACGCATCATTGAACATATCACTAAAGGATCCTTCTCCGTTTTGAAACCAACTATGAAATGGATTGTCAGAAGACTTATATCCTAATTCAATATCATACTTTCTTTTTCTGTTCTCGTCAGATAAAACCTCGTATGCTGTAACTATTTCTTTAAAGGAAGACTCATCCCCTTCGACAGTATCGGGATGATATTGCTTTGCTAGTTTACGATAGGCCTTCTTAATCTCGGCCTGGCTTGCTGACTTGTCTATCTGCAGCAGTTCGTAGTAGTTCATTCTTTCTTTTCTTTACGGCTTCCTTAACGACTTTAATGTTCTTTCTTTTTTCAACCACATCTCTTTTCTGTTGGTTTTCCATAAGATCTGCAATTCTCGTAAGTTGCTCCGCAATGACTTTTAATAATTGTTCTTCCATGATATATTTATACACATTTTATTTATTGTCTAGAATATTTTTAAGATGTGCACATTTTTCATATTCTTCAGATTCCTGAAACCAATCTAACATTTGCTGTAATGTTCTGACAATCGGTTCTATTTCTACGCCGTTGTCTTGCATTGATTTAAAGTCAACTCCTTTTTCTAAGATCATATCCCAGTTATTTCTAACTAGTTTATCTTTCAGTTCGTGAAGGTTATTTTCCATATCTGCATTTTTTTGAATTTGAGCTATTTCATCGTGCTCATCGTTGTTTTGGTCTTCGAAGTCTTCAAACATATTTCTTTATTTTTTAATTACTATACTAATATAAGCAAAAATTCTGAGATAAAAAAACTTTTAACTGTTTATTTTCAAAAAAGTTTAAATTAAAATGGTACAAAGGCTTTAGAGACAAGTTCCATATCTGACATTTTTAACATGACATTCATGGTTCCTATTACATCGTCCTCGCAATAGTCTTTAATTTCTTCTAATCTTCCAGCATAATATGCTTCAGAAACTTCACCACCATACATGTTTTGTTTAGGAGAAGGTATCTGTAAAAGATCACAGATCATAGAAAGTGAAGCACCGTTCCATCCACCAAACTTCCATATTTCATTAGTATCTAATAGACAGTTTTCCCACGGTTTAAGTTTCTGTAAGTGTAGTTGCTGTGGAATTTCTACACCTTGAATAATAGATCTTTTAATTAGGTAAGGCATATCAAAGCCTTTAATGTTATGACCTACTATTTGAATTTTAGGATTTGCCTTAAAGATTAATGCCATCGTATCCATAAATTCCTTTAGAGTATTCTTTTCATCATCTCCATAAAAAGACTTTATCTTAGGGGTAGGTGTAATGCCATCTGGGAAGGTGACTTGTCCGATTGTAATAACTACTGCTCTTCCGAATTCAGGATAAAGGGCAGCATCCTTGATATACATATCAGCATCTGAAACTCCATCATACTCCGATTTACTTTGTCTACCGTACTTCGCTTTCTTTTCCCAGTGTGAGTATGCGTTTTCTCCAATAATCTCTGCAAAACCGTCTAGGTCTTTAGCAGCAGTTGACGTTTCAATGTCAATAAATAACATGTTTTTTAAATCTGAAATACTATACATCTTTTTCTTGTTTTGGTTGAGTTTTTCTAATATTATAAATAGAGACTGGATATCTCATTTGTCTTCCATAATTTCCATTAACAAATGTAAACCATCGATGGCCATAGGTTTCAGTTAATTTATCTGCAGTGCATTCTAACTTTCCTACTTCCCATCCTCCTGCGAAGTAAAAATAGTAAGTTTCACCTATAATAGGCTTCTTAACGTGAATAATCTCTAGCTTGGTTTTCTTCTTTGCCATATAGATTATACTCAAATATGTGTAATTGTTTATATTTTCTTCTTTAATCTCATTAAGTATACTACTCTAGAGAAATGATAAAAGGAAAGAATAGGTATCTGTAGCACTTCAAACAAGAATAAATTCTGCTCAGTGTTTATAAAGAGTGTTGGATATAATATTGCAGATATTATTCCAAAGATTTTAAATCTTTTATCAAAGAGCATGATCCATGTCGATGACATAAAAAATAGGATAGCGGATATATTATGTATTGTAGGGTAATTTGCAACGCTAAAGCTTGCTATGATTATTAATAAGAATGCCGGTATTTTCCATTCAATAGAACGATGAAGCCATAATCCTAATGAAACTCCTATTGTTAATAAAGGGAATAAGATTGGTTTTAATTGATGATAATCACTATAACTATCCTCTATGCCTAAGATTAGTGGCAGACACACTGTATATAATATTGCGTAAATACACAGCGCAAATCGTAACCATAATCTATTCATACTTGGAAGTTTATTAATTATACTTAACTATACACTTCCATTTGGAATTGTTTCAATTAAAAGTGTCCATGTTCTTTAACACGTCTTATCATAAGATATGTGTTATATGATACGTTAATTTCTGCATATCCTCCTGTGATTGTAGAAGGACAGGATTCTCTAGAAATCCAATAGCTAGGCGGTTCTTTAATTCTTTCTGTTATAAAGTCAAACAGTTTGTCAATGTCCATGTGATGAACCCATAAGTTCACATGCATACAAGTCATATCCGGATATGCCATAATTTATTCTTTTATTTCGAATCGTTCGCTGTCAAGTTCTATAGTTTTTTTATCTAAATCATTAGATAATTTTGTTAGGGCCTTGTCAGTATCTTTGTTTACTTCTCTTCCGTAAAAGTCTTTAAATATTTTACGGTATATTTGCACAGTAGAATCATAAGGAACTCCGGGTTGAGAATTACTTTCTATAATATACAATTTTCCTTCTTGATCTTCCATTATATCAAAACATATATATGGTAAATCTTTAAACTTATCACAGAATTTTTCTATTAGTGTTTTAAATTTTTCAGGAAGAGTTGTAATATCTCTTTTGATATATTTAAAATTCATTTCTTCTTTGCCGTCACCATCACCTGATTTTGCTTTATCATTTAATGGTTCTCTTTCCATCCAAAAGAAAGCATCTCCTTTAAAGTTAATTATTCTATGCTCTGATTTCTTATCTACGAATTCGGAATATACGTCAAATTTAGAATGATCAGCTTTATCCCAATCTTCCTGAGATTTAAAAACCTGAATTCCAATACCTGAATGTCCTTCAGCTGGCTTTGCAATTAATGGAAAACCAATTTCTAAAGCTTCTTTCTCGTCATGGCATGTTTGTGGAATGTTTTCATCTCCATCGACTATTTTATGAAACTCTGCCTTAGATCCAGATTGCTTAATGAATTCCGGTCTATTATATACATTTTCTTTTTTAACTAATCCTTCCTTTAAAAGGATTTCAACTACTCCTGAATTATAGGTTAATATAGGATAGTCTGGATTAATATCTATGTCTTTGTAATTGTCTTTATTAATTTGTATAAAGAAATTATCGGACGCAAATCCTTTATAAGACCACCACCTGTGACCTGAGTCGGGATCAATTGCTAGATAAACTTTAAAAAGATCATTAGTATCTTCGTTTAGGCTTTCGTTAATAAATTGATTGAATGATTGTATTTGCTTCATATTCTATTTATCCGCTCATCTTACAGAAACTTACAGTAATATACCTTGTTCCTGAAAAAATAGGCTTTGCGCCATGTCTATGTGTAATTGCGCCTGGATGTAAAGCTGCCATTCCAACTCTAGGAGGACTAATATTTGCTTTATATAATGGGAAATAAGTTCCACCTCCTGTAAAATCTTCATTCATTCTAACAACAGTTGTTAAATGGCTATTATCATGGTGAAGAGAAAGGTGCGCTTGTGTTTCTGTAGTATACTTTACAATAAATGTTTCATCTGACATAGAATTCCACTGCTTTCCTTCTAAAGTCCAGAACCATATTCCTAATGGCCTAACAAATTCATTAAGAACCTTTGAGTAAATTTCAGTCATCCATACTTTGTCAATGAGCATGTCGGTTGTTGGATAAAATTCATGCCTATCTACTGTCCATTCTCCTTCAGTTTCACATAGTTCAATTAGATCTTTACAAAACTGTTCTTTAAATAAAGGAAATACTAAAACACTCGGAGCCGCTTCGTCCACTATGAGTTCATATTCTCCTTTTCTTAAAAGGGGATCGATGTATTTGTCGCACCATGCATCCCAATCGCTTGCATCTAAAATTTCTACGTATTTTCCCATTATTTTACTTTTTCTAATTTAGTTACTTTTTTTTCAACTCCTGATTTTTCAGTGTATGTTTCGTTAGCAACTCCTTCTTCTTCCCCATATCTTTACTCAGCTGCGATAGGATAGTCAGGGCTTTCATTATATGCCCAATCTTCTATTCCTAATTCAATAAATCTAGCGTTGATTTGTTCATTATAATATTGTGCTATTGTTCTAACTCTTCTTTGAATGTCTGCTCTTGATAAATCATGAGTGTTTCTTCCACCTTGATTATTATAGAGAAATTGAATATAGCTTAGTTTAGGTATTTTACATATCTTAGAATATAGGAAGCTTCTGATCACTAATTCAAAATCATCTGCAATTGTTAGACTTCTGTTATGTCCTCCTATTTCAAAATAAGTAGATCTTCTCCATGCTCTAACGTGATTTGGAACTCCTACAATATGTCTGATTGTTTTTGGATTAATATTCTGTTGATTAGCAGGTGACAACATTCTACCTTCATACTCTTCTTCTCTATAAGAACCATATCCTAATGCAAACCCTTCTCCATATCTTTGATTTTCCCACTCTTCATTTACCTCGGCAGTATCTCCATAAAACATACCACAATCAGGATGCGCCTGTGCAGCATTATGTAAATCTTCTGCACATGTTTTAACCAATAAGTCATCATGGTCTAATTCTGCTAGAATATATCCTTTAGCAAGAGAACAACATCTGTATTTAGATTCTCCAATACATCCTCCTGATTTTTCTCTAAAATCATACACCTTTACTCTTGGATCTACTAGCGCAATTTCTTCTGCTATCTTTAAAGTTTTACCTCCATCTGTGGAATCATTTACTAAAACCCATTCCCAGTTATTATACGTCTGATCTCTTACGGATCTATATGTGTTCCATAACTTTTCACCAGTATTATATATAGGCGTAAAGAATGAAATCATCTGATCATCTTCTAGGTTAGAAGGAGATAGAATAGAATTCATTGCTACGGAATATGCGGTGTTTCCTATATTTTCCGTGTTCTCAGAATTAAACCACCTTTTTCTAAATTGAAGAGGAAGAGAAGCTAGGTTAGGAAACTCTTTCCATGATTCTCCATTTGTAATAATTGCGTCAGGATTAAACGACGTAACTGTGTTAATTACTTCACTATCGTCTTCTAAGTATTTAACGTCTAATTCATCTGCTTCATACGATAAATATTTTATAGACTTTAATTCTGGTTTAGTTTTTCCTATGTAAAGTATTTTAGGTATTTTTGCAGATGGTACTTTTTCTAAATAATTGTAGTGGCATAAAACCTTATCAATCCATACAAATGCATCTCCATGTGTTTTTAATACTTCTTCTATAAAGAAACCGTCTGCTGCATAATTTGCACTAAATGAATGAGTATCAAATATGCTTCTATTAATAACCATCTGTGCAATGTCAATTTTCTGAAAAGCAGTATTTTCACGACTAGCTACTCTAATTTCTTGTCCGGTAAAATCTCTACCTGCAACTAATTGAGAAACAATATGAACCTGTGCAATTGGAAGATTCTTTATACTCGCTTTAATAGTTTTATAAAAATCTTCATGTATAATGTTATCGTCATCTAATAAATAGATCCAACCTGATTTGATTGTTCTAATAATATCAGAAACTTCAGGATATAATAATCCTCCTTTTTGACCTTTTACAAAATGTAATTTGACATTGGCAGTATCTGTTAAGTTCGAGAGAACCTCTGCATCAATATCCTTTAATGCTCCTGTATCAAATACAATGTGCCAATTTACTGTTACTCCCTTAGGCGCATTTAATACTCCTTCTTTAATTGTTAAAAGGTTATTTGTTCTGGTACACCTTGTAATAATATTAATCTTCATATTTATATTTGTTTTTTATACGTCAAAAAAGAACATGTGAAAAAATCTAGCATTGTCAATTGCATCTCCAAAATACTGAGTCGCGGCGTGGATATTTTTAGCATTAAACAAGACTAATCTATTATACACATTTCCTACTTCATCTATTTTTTCAAAATTAGATCCATCGTAAAAATTCATTTCATTACTATTACCCTTGAATGCATCTATATATGCTTGGGTTTTTCTTTTATCGTCATCGAATGTATAATCACCCGTGACTTTACTTCTATAGAACGCAGTTCCAGATGTAGGTGGAGCGTCAGGTGTTAAATATACCATTGCTGCATAAGTTTGATTATCTACATGATAAACAATCTGTTGATCTGCTGTACAGAATTGAAATATTCCGTTAGCATACCTGTCGTGATTCCAATTGAATATTGGTTTTCCTATAATTTCTTCTAGTTTTTCTTTAGTTCCATCTAAGATAAATCTTTCATTTGCTCTTTGACCCTTGTGATAATCAGAAGGTGTAAATTCCAAGTGGTTCATTGCCCATTCTCTTACAAGGTCAGGGTCACTATAAAAATCATCTACTACTATAACATCCTTTGATGTATTTGCAAATCCTGAGTGATACGATAACCAGTGTCCAATTGGACCTATTGCAGTTTCTCCAATACTAGTATGAATAACTAATGTTTTTAGTTTTTTATCGAAAGGAACCTCAATAATAAAGGACATGTTCTGATTAGTAAATTGATTTGAATATACTTCCATTACATCTTGCCTAGCACCTGAAAATTGAACGCTAAGAGGTTCATTTGACATTGAAAAACCTAAAGCTTCTCCTCCTATTAATCCAACCCATCCATTGAGAGTATATGTGTCTGTATTCTTGGTTACGCTTTCAACATAGAATTTTACATTCTTGTTAAACGTATCGTGTTTGATTTTATTATCCATTGATTGTGTTCTATAATATTAGTTATACTTAGATATTTTAAATTGTTTACTAAGTGTAATAAGATAATAAGTTATTACAATCTATATATCACATAAAAAAAGGGTCCTCTTTCGAGGACCCTTTCTAAAATTATCTTGATGATTTAAATTAAGACTCTAAAGTTTTAATTCTTGCTTCAAGTTCTCTAATAGCTTCGATTAAAAGACCGACCATTTTTTCATAGTCAACAGTTTTGTAAACTGTTCCGTCTTCTGCACCATCCATTAGTGGCATTTCATGTTCTCTTACTAACATAGGTAATACCTCTTCTACTTCTTGGGCGATAAGACCTAGATCATGAAGACCTTTTCTGCTACCGCTATTCCAATCGTATTCAACACCTCTTAATTGTAAGACTTTAGATAATGCTTCTTCAATAGTAGTTACGTTATCTTTAAGTCTCGCATCCGAGATAGAAGTTGAGTATGCAACAACATCACCATCAACATGAAGGTTACCGTTACTGTATAGTCTCATTTCTTCTGAGCTGTTTACATAGAATTGTTGCAATGCACTACTGTTATTGTAGTATACAAATTCACCACCTGTGTTACCAACATACTGATTAGAATATAATCTGTAGTTAGACGTGTTAGGACCTACGGCACCTTG